GTAAGACATAATACGTAGTTAGGACCTCTGCGGTGTATTTTACCAACCTGTCCTTGCTCAGTAAGAACCCACTCACCCTTCTTATACACTTCGTTCTTATAGAACTTATCACGAGTGATGTTTGCTTCCGCAACTTTGGATTTCTTAGTGAAGTCTGCAAGACTTTTCATCAATATAGGTATACATATCAAAGTTATTTATAAACCCATTCCCTTTCTAACTTCTTTCATGAGTTCTAACTTTTGTTTTGATGATAATGAGTCGGGTATTCCTGCCATAAAATCAGAAGTTTTTACATCTTTTGCTGCTTTTCTCATCTTAGATGCGGACATTCCAGAAGCACCCTCCGCGTCTGGATCTCGTTCCCCCGCAGATACTATTTCTATAGTGTTGAATGAGTATTCATCTTTCCTATTGTTTTTCTGTAAGAAACCAAATTGACCTAATCTATCAGAACCAACCACAAATACCACATCAGTATACTCCTTCATCATAAGATGCTTCATGACATCTACAGGAGTTCTGCAACATGCTTTATCATCTATATGATCAGCGTATTGTGGGAACATCATCTTCATATACTTTGTTTTAACATCATATGGTAGAGGATTGTCCTTTGGGTCAACAGATTGTGTGGGTATGATTAACCAATCATCACCTCTTGCCTGTTTTTCCACTGCTTGTATAAGTTTTTCATGCCCTATGGTAGGAGGATTGAATCTACCATATGCAAATACTACTTTCTTCATTGCTTAGTATCTCCGTTAACCCAGTTTTTTTCTACGTTGAAGTTTGCCACACTGAATGATAAACGATCTACTAATTTAACTGCGGTGCTACCTTCCTGTATAGCAACATATCCTTCTGGTGCAGTTATAGTATATCCATTGTCTGTTCTTAAATATGTACCGAATCTTTCACCAGTCTCCAACTTACGTATGAACATTTCTTTAGCAGACTGCAACGCGGAGTATAAATTGACTGTGCTTTTCAATGCCTTTTCATTGTCTTTTATCATATCTAAACCATCATACAACTTAGCAAGTTTTGCTGCTTTACCTTTTGGTGTCTTAAGTTTATCTGCTGCTTTCTTTACCTCAGTCTCAAAATAATCTTGAAATTCTTTAAGAAATACACTATCTTTAGGTAATTTTTTACCCTCACGTACGTATTTGTTAAAGAATATCTTTAATCTAGTTCCTATGACTAGTTGATCTTTAGAAGATATTTGTTCTGCCACTTCATTTAAGAATGACGATGCATTTGATAGTGAAGAAACACTAGATGTTTTTAATTTTTCTAACGATGTCTTCTCACTTTTAGTCAACAGAACATCACTACCTAATTGACCTGTTTCTGCACTCAAAACTAAGACATTTCTACTGTCATTTAACTTAGATACATCATATCCAAAGCTAGCAGTCTGACTTGCCATGTCTTTACCACTATATGAGGTGTGAAATACTACCCCTAACTTTGCATTTGCTGCTTTACCATACAATTCATCCTCTTTTGGTATGCAATAGGTTATGGTGTTAGGTTGAAATATAATACAGTCATTTCCATTAATTTTTTTCTTTACTTTATCATCAGTGTATAGTAAATCTCCTTGTGCTATACCTTCTATACCTAATTCTGGTAGATACTTCAAACATGTTTTCAATTTACTGGCAAGACCTGGCGAACTACCATGATTGTGGTCTATATCTTCGTTAGTAAAATTAACTTTTGCATTAACATTGAAAATAGATTTAGATCCTACAAAAAATTTATCTGTGCCAGGATATGTGCCACAGAATATAGCAGGAGCACCATCCCATTTAGTAGTGATCTTAAAATTATTTGATTGTACTCCTGTAAATACTCGTGCTAACTCATCTAAAAACATAAAAGCATCTTTTGCACCTTGTTCTCCGTCTAACAAGATACTATCTTCTAGGTGTTCTAGGTGAGTATTCTTAGACATTAGAATATCTTTGCGAAAGGACCGTATCTTGTACCTTCTTTCTTTGCCATGAATAACATCTCAGTAGCGAAACTATCTAACTTCTTTTTTGGTAGTGATAGTATTAAAGACAACCATGTTATCTGCTGTATTTTTGAGTTAGCAGTCCATGGAGCATCTAACATACTGAATTTTAAATTTTCATAGCATTGAACAGGATCTTTTTCTACTGTGTCACAACCTTTTCTTTGTATGGTAGAGATTTTTCTTATTATATCATCCTTCTGTCTCTCTATTGCATCTACATCCATTGGATAAGATGAGTTATCTTTTGTGTAAGACAATCCAAAATTTTCTTGCATTGTTTTTATCACCAATTCAACAGTTGCCTTACCTAATCTAGCAGCAGTTGCACCCTTTGCGGTAGGTTCGTATTTTAAATTACTAAAATCTGTAGAGTTGTTCCCTTTTATTTGGAAATCATATGTGCTACTACCACCATCTTGGATAATAAATCTAGTGTCTTGCGAACCCATAACTATGGATCCACCCTTATCTGTTTTTGTGCCTAAGTTGCACTTACTCATTACGTATGTCAACTGAATGTCCTCCAATCTTTTGAAAAATGCGAGTTCGTGATTAACAAACTCTATTTGTGCGGGATCTCCTTTGGCAACTTTCTTCAAAGAAATGCCGAAGACCATTGGATCACTAGTATTTTTATGTGCATTGAACAATTGTCTCATTAAGGATTGAAACTGCTCAAAATTTGGAGATGGTTTATCAACTATTTTTTTAATTTCTGCTCTTGCTTTATCCTCATCTCTAATTAACCATATGTCAGCAGGATCCCAGTTGTCTTTACCAGACACACCAAATTTTTTATTGACTACACCACTTATATACTGCATAAAACCTTTGTCACGATTAAATTCTGTAACATTTCTATTACCAATACCGTTAGAACCTAGTAATGCTTGCTGTTGTTTATAAAAATTTTCTAACCATTCGTCATCTACTGTATCTAAACCACCAATATCTTTCCATATTTTATTAATCAACTTCATTGTGTAAGTATCTTTTCTGATATCTTGAACACTTTTGTATATTTTATTACGTTCTATCCCTGCCTTAAAAATTTCTAATGATGCAAGTTCCTGCATCTTAGTTATAGTTGCTGCTTGCAACCCATCTGTTTTTCTAGTTGCAGTTAGATTTACAGGATGACTACCTATCACTCCTTTGAAAGATGTTTGATCTCCTTTATCTCTTGACCTGTATGTGTTTTTAATATTAGTTACAACTTTCTGTTCCGCAAACATATAAACTGTTTTAGGATTTCCTTTTGCTCCTAAATTAGGCCACTTAAATACGTCTTTATTTCCCTGTTCTATAATAAAAAAGTTTCCATCACCACCCGCATCTAAGAATTCTTTTAATGCTTTCTTATCGGTGTCATTAGCATACTCTCCCCCTTTACCTACAAGGTTGAGAATTTGCTTCTTTTCTTTTTTTACTTTTCCTGCTGCCATAATACTATTTAGAATTGTTTCCAGAATTGTGGAGAGAGTAAACCAGATTCAGTATCGGTTCTATGCTTTAGTGTCAGAATAATATCGCCCGCAAGACTAATTCGTCTATGTTTTCTAGGTTCAGAAGTAGTATAATGTTCAAGAGAACCAGGAAACATAATGAGATGCTCTGCTTGAGGATTGATAGCATACGCATCTGTATTGCAGTATCTGTTTTCTGTTGAGAATTTGAAGACATCGCCAAATAGTTCGTTAGGGTTTCTTTTATGAAATACTATGGGATCGCCAGGTGTCTGTATGTAGTAAACATACGATATATGTGCACAAGAATGGTAGTGCATTGGAAACGTTTGGTTTGGATCACATATAGTAAACCAAGTTTTTGTAAAGTTTATTTGAAACGTCTTCTTATCTATCTTGAAGTGATCAAGATACTCTAACACCGACTTTTTTATCTCTCGGAAGAATGGTTTTAGTCTGGTATCTTGATGTATCAGAACTTTACCATTCAATTCACCTGTTATCTTGCCCGTAGAATTGTCAAATTTCCCGTCCTCAAAACTTGTATAGAGTTGAGACAGAAATCCTGATATTTTCTTCTCATATATGATGAGAGGAAATGCTTGGTGGTAACTAGAGGTCGTCTGCTGCACGGTTTTCAGAGTCATTGATATCAAAACTACCGCCAGGATATCTTTTCTCTAGTTTCTTTACGTTTCTTTCTAATACTTCATCAAAACTGATATCTAATGCCATGCATGCCTGTGCTACGTACCACATAACGTCACCCAACTCAATAATAAGATGTTCTCTATTGTCGCTAGTCCAAGGTTTACCTTG